TTCTAGTTCAGCAAGATACTTGTCATCTCTGGGTATCCTCTTAATGAACAACTGAAGTTCCTCTGGCATCCGTGGGTCAAAACTCACGAAATCGCACCAACTACGCCTTGTGCAAGCCATCTGCCATTGCATCTGATCATAGTATTTCTTTGCTATCTCACCACCCAATAATGTCTCTATGTGGGTAGCCGTTTGGGGTGCTTTTATCTCTAGGCATCCATCATCTCCCACTAAGCCATCAGGACTAGCGGCAGACATTGCAATCGTTGGATGGTCAATAGCACCTACCTCTGTCACCAATAAGTTCATCTTGGTTTCGTATGCACCTCTAGCAAAGGGTTCGTTCTCTGTCCCCCACTCCATTGCCGCATTGGTGTAGGACTCAGCCACTTGGTTTGTCATGCGCTCTACAACTAGTTGCGCCATGTAGTTAGCACGACTTGTTGAATAACCTGACTTTGTTTTGGCAACGATGTCAGATATGCGTGATGCCGTAGCCTTGCCACAACGCTGTTGAAACCAAGCATCGCTCCCTTGGATGATTTCTTCACTCATTTCAACCTCTCTTGCATCATTGCATCTGCTATTTGATAAGCCCTATTAGCAAACTCATCCATAGTTGCCGTTAAAGATGGTTCTGAAATCAACGCTTGCAATGCTTTGGCGGCAAAGTAATCACGAATTGTTAGCCCTTGATACTTCTCAATGGTGAAGTTGTTTGGGAAGGCGGGAATGTTCTTCATTTCAACTCCTTCTTTTTAGCATCCTTGGCGGCAATCATCTTGGTCTGCCATGCTTTGTTGCCTTGGCAAGCGGCAAATGCTTCGATGTAAATGTCCTTGAGTTGATCAAGGCTTGTAGTGGCTTCTATGGCGGCTAAATGGTCTAGCATCACGCCTTCGTCTGGTGTTTCCTCTATCGCCCCTTTAGCACCCGTTGTAGCGTCTAGCGCATCGTGTTCAATGAGGTGTAGGGCTTGTGTCCAGAGGTAGCGAGAAATGTAGGTCTGAACAGCACCAAGGTTTTGCACAGGGTGGCAACCTTTGAGGTTTGCTTCTGACATGGGGCTTGCGAAAGTAATCTTCTCGCTTGGGTTTTCGGTGTTTACAACTTCCATAATGGCTTGATCCATGCCAAAGCGGATGACTGATGTAAGACCTACTTCGTTGAAGATTTCAAGGGCTGGTAACACAAAGTCACCTAGTTCAAAGTAGTGATACCCTGCAAACTTGTTGAAACCTGATTTCTTGAGGGCTTTCTTGTGGAACTTGGCTCTCGCCTCGTTTAGTTTTTGATACACATTCATTTTGAGTAACTCCTATTAGATTGACTCTGTTTAACTTGCTGTTCACCTATCCAATGACTTAACATGACCAGATCGTTTTGAACTGAATTTATGTCTTGGATGAACCCATCATACTGCTTGTTCATGCACTTTTTATCTAGGGATTTCACCGATTGTTCAATCCTCATAAGTATGGTTGAGTAGTCGTTCATAGGTAGTTCCAAATGACATAGGCAATCATGCTGATTGTTGCAATCAAGCCCAATAAAACTGGAACATCACCTATGTGGGGTGCGCTGTAATAAGGCCCTTCAAACACGCCTTCATTGACGTATTGCTTGGGAAAGGCTGTCTCTAGTGTGCGAGGAAACATTCTTGTTGTCCCCATCAATTCGTTATCCATTTAATATCTCCTGTGCTATTTGTTGTTGATCGTTGGGAAAGAGGTATTTAAACTCTACAAAATGGCTTTCAAAGCAACAAGTAACTTTATCGCCTTGTGGCTCTAAACAATAACAACAGTAGTAAACCTCTGATTGGGCATCGTAAATGTCCTGAAGTTCGTTCTTGAGTTTCATTTCTTGCCCTCTAGTTGTGCAATGCGTTGTTCAAGTTTCTTGACGATTGCTTCGAGGTCTTTGATACGATCTAGCAACATATTTTGATATGTGTAGTCGCTCTTGCGGTATGGGGCAGTAATGCCCACAACGGGTCTATCCATAAATTCACTCCTATTAAAAATTAACGCTTCATTGCTCTCACAAATTGGGCAAAACTACTTGCTGTGTCACCAAAAGGCAACTTAGCAATCTCGCTTGCCACTTCTTCCAAAACATCATTTCTGATGATTTCAGGATCAATAGCCCGTAGGTTTTCAGTCAAATCCCTGACCAATTCCCGTTGAGCCGTTCCATCGGTGACACCATGTGCGACTTTTCGTTGTTCAGCAAGGTAACTAGACTTCTTCATTTGTTCAGTTACATTGAATTCCAAGTCATCAAAGGCATCATCAAGTTTTGTCATTCACGAACCCTTATCGTATCCACTAGGTTTTGTGCCAAGGTATGCTCTTTTACCATGTTATAGATCAAAGTGCAAATAATGTCTCTCTCATGTTCAGCCCCCAAGTCGTAGGCATTGGACATTCCTGCCACAACCTGCTCGTCACAAGCCGCCATCCTCAAGTGCTGAATCATCTCGGTTTTAGTCAAAGGATTCCTCCCACTCTTTCCTCCATTGGGTCGTTATATCTATCATTTCTTCCATACCTTTTTTTTCACAAAAAGCATATTGCTTCCGATCTAGGTCGTATGTAATGTGCTTGCCGTCTTCATCAAACACAGAAAAGTCTATTTCGTAATCGTCTGCGTGATCTGGGTCTAACTCCTCGCCTGGGGTGAGGATATCGAAGCAAACTAGGCACTCGCCAATATCGTCCAAATACACACAGATTTCATGTTTAAAGTCTTGAGGTTTTACCGACATACTTAACTCCTTTTAAATGTTGGTGAAGGGATTATTGAGGCTTTTTAGGGGCTTGAATACTAGGACAAACCCTATGTTGACAAACTATTTTTAGGGGTAGGATTGGCTAAAAAGGAGACTGAAATGGAACTTAAATTTGCTCACAAGAACATCCTAAAAAGGCTTGAACACTCATCTTGTTCAGTTAAAGACTTTACACATTCTACATTAGCAGTAGGAAACCAAGGTTTTCATTATGAAAGATATTTTAATGATTTAGAACGCATGGGATATGTGGTTCAGATAGGCGACTACTATCACATCACAGGCTTTGGGGTGGCTAAATTGGCAGAAAAAAGAACAGCAATTAAGGCTACCAAGGTGAGTGCTGGAACTACCACAGAACTATACGATGGGGCTGATCTGAGAATGAATTGCAATAGGGAAGGGGCATACGACTTCCTGAAATACCCTAGTAGATTAGGTGAGAATTTTGTTTTGCCAAGAAATTCCCTACAATAGTTTGAAACACGGCTAGATGTGGATTGATCCCCGCATCGAAAAGGGTTACACCTTCCCCTGCCGAGGTTTCATTTAAAGGTGCGTTGAAAAAGGTAAAAATCCATGCACTACTACAAGAAAAACATAGGCGACTACGCCAAAAAGACAGGTCGTTTGACCATGCTTCAGCACGGAGCGTATACGCTTTTGATCGATTCGTGCTATGACAGAGAGACATTCCCAACCATAGATGAAGCGATTGAATGGACATGGGCATCCAGCACAGAAGAAATTGAAGCAGTTAAGTTTGTCCTCAAGAAGTTTTTTGTCTACCAAAATGGTCTTTATGTGCAAAACAGAATTCGTGAAGAACTGGACAATTACCACAACAATGCAGAGACAAACAAACGAATCGCTATTGAAAGGGAAGCGAAGCGTAGGGAAAAACGCACGAAGCGTGAACAGTTCGTCAACGAACCTCCACCTAACCAAGAACCATTAACCATTAACCAAGAACCAAATATATCTATATGTCCACCTAGCGGTGAACCTGAGTTAGGCAATGGTTTACCAAAATGTAATCACCAAGCAGTCATTGACTTGTATCACCAGCACTTACCTACCCTTAGACGGGTAGAGGTATGGAACGATGCTAGGAAGGGTTATTTAAGGCAAAGGTGGAGAGATGTAGCCTTGGAGTTATCTGCTGAACAACAAGCCACAGAAGAGGTCATGCTTGATTACTGGGCTAGGTTATTCAACTATGTGGGTGAATCCAAATTTTTGATGGGCAAAGTAAACGACAAGTCTGGGCGGGTTTTTACGGCTGACTTGGAGTGGATTCTCAAACCTAGCAATTTCGCAAAGATCGTAGAGGGGAAATATCATGGCATTTAACGCATTTGGCAAAAAGAAAGACGAACCCATTGATGACGAAAGAAAACTACTCTGCACAGAGCCTGGGTGCGGTCGTAGGTGGACAGTTGACCTTGGTAGACCAATGTGTTCCTATCACCAATGGAAAGACGATAAACCCGTTGTTTACTCCGAATATGTCGATTTTGGGAAAAGATTTATGGGTGATCCAAAGGGTTGGGCTAAACGCATCATTGCCAAACAAGAGATGGGATTGCCTGTGAGCAAAATAGCCTTAGAACTAGCAAAAGAGGCGGTGAAATGACATGGATAATCAGTCAAGCCTTAATGAACTCGCTTTGTTCGCAGGAGCAGGAGGCGGCATCCTTGGTGGAAAACTCCTTGGATGGCGAACAGTCTGTGCCGTTGAGTGGGAAGCCTACCCAGCAAGCGTATTGTGCGCCCGACAAAATGACGGCCTTCTCCCGCCTTTCCCGATTTGGGATGACGTACAAACCTTTGACGGCAGACCTTGGCGAGGAATTGTTGACGTTGTATCGGGAGGATTTCCTTGCCAGGACATTAGTGCCGCAGGAAAAGGCGCAGGAATTGAAGGAGAACGATCAGGAATGTGGCGAGAAATGGCGAGGATCATTCACGAAGTTCAACCCCAATATGTCTTTGTGGAAAACTCACCAGTGCTCACTAGCAGGGGACTTGGAGTCGTTCTCGGAGACTTGGCCAAGATGGGGTTTGATGCGCGATGGGGAGTGTTGGGACATGACAAATTTGGAGGTCAACAAAGAAGAGACAGAATCTGGATTGTTGCCAACACCCGTAAAAAGTCTTTTTGCACATTGGTCGAGCGCAAAAGCAAAGTTTTTCAACAATGGAAAAAGAAAGAGTGGGGTGAAGGTTGGGTCGATTTTGTGGTGGGAAATGACGGAACAACACCTCCGTCTTGGCGGGTTAGAGGACAAGAAAATGATTCCAGACCCATCATGTGGAGAAGTGGTGATGGGATGGCCAATGGGGTGGACAGAATTGCAGCAATTGGAAACGGACAAGTTCCAAGAGTGGCAGCTGCAGCATGGAGAATCCTAAGTGACCAAGTATGAAGCCAATGCAATCCTCGACAGAATCAGAGAAGGCTACCCCATGTCCTTGGCTATCACAACTCAAGCCTTACAGAGGACAGGAGACATTCGAGAGTTTCCTGATAGAACACTATGCTCTGATGGCAATGAATCCAGCCACGATAGAACAGTCCCGTTGGAGAGCAAGGGAATTGAAAGGGGATTTTCCTACTCTGCCTACCTTGATTGCAAAAAGACTGAAGGAACTCAGGAATGAAATGCCCCGTTTGCCAAGCATGGACAACGATTAAGGACACAAGGAAATCGCCTGTTTGGGGCTATATCAGGCGTAGGGAATGTGGAAATGAACACCGATTCACGACACAAGAGAAGGTTATTCCTGACGAAATAATGAAAGAATTTAGGTCTGAACACGCAAGAACAGTAAGAATTAAGGGGAAAAAATGACTATTTGGGTGGGCATAGACCCAGGCTCTGTGTCGGGTGCAGTCGCAGGACTTTACGACAATGGAGACTATTTAGATTCATTTGAAATAATTCACCAAGATAAACACGTGTTGCCAATGGTGCTAAAAAACATGATTCTGCGCCTAATCGACCCAAAAGAAGGCGGGGAAATCTGTTGCGAACTTGTCCACAGTATGCCAAACCAAGGGGTCGCATCTACATTCCAGTTTGGGCGGGCAGTTGGGGTCATAACGGCTGTATGTGAGTTAACCCGTTACCCTTTGCACATGATTTCACCCGTCAAGTGGAAAAAGCACTATCACTTATCAAGCGATAAGGGCGAAGCATTGGACATGGCTAGGA